ATGGCGGTTTTGGTATTTTTGACGGCGATGATGATTGGGGAATGATGAACTTACTTTTATCGGATACGCGCGGAAACGCGCTTACGGTTCATAATACAAAAGCCAATAGGATCATGGGACCTGTTATGGATTATACTACTAATGAGTCTTTTGATTGGAAGGACGCCGCCTCGATCACTCCATATACATTTTGGATGATTTTCATTAAGCCGATGCCGACAATCTTTCAACACTCGGCATTGCCTACAAAGGTAGCATCTTGGATGCAAGACACATTGCCAGATGGCTGGGGTACTTTTGAGAGCACTAATGATTGGGCGCCCGCATCGCCAGAATATTATTCTTTTAAAGAATTGGGTTTCGGGGGATTGTTCGGACAAGATGTGGATTTGACAGAATTACGCACCGGATACAATACAGAATTAATTCCTCATTTTGGTGCTACCCTTTCCTTGGGCGGTTCTACAGTTCCACCTCCAGATAGTGTGGAAGTATTAAGATTAGGACGTAAAGCTACTCCCGACTTGTCTCTTGGTTTTATGGATAATGCCAACGGACAAACGAAGAAGGACGGTCACCCAAGTTGGGAATACGGATTTGGTATTGGGCTCTATTTGAGTGACTTATATGAGCCTTCAACACTTAAATATTCAGCGTTAGAGTTACAAGCCGGTCCACGGACTCAGATATCTACCGGTCCGACCATCGGCGCCGCCCCTGAGTCTTCATTACAACAATTTGATAAGGTTGTGAACGTTCCTAATAATAATAGTCGAGTGGTTATTTCGGATTGGGAGAACAAACACCCTCCGAAAAACGTGCCCATCGCCGCAGCTTTGATGGGACCAGTAGCTTTGGCCAAAGCCATAGCTAGCAACGCCGACAACAACGACGACGACGACGACACCACCGTAGAAATAAAATATGAATTTTTTGCTGTTGATGATACCTTAGATAATATAAAATTTTCGTCATATCCTAAGTTATTAGCAGCCTTCCAATACCAAAGCGACCAACCCCCACAGTTAATATTACTACAAGAACTCATTGAGCAGGCTAACGATGGCACAACTATCGATATTGGAAGTTTAAAAACGTCCTATGATCAAAATAACGCGGACATCTCCGAAGATGTCCGCAAGATGATGGAGGATAATGCAGACGCTTTTGAATTTGGCGCTTCGTTTGAAACCTTGGTACAATCAGATTTTGACTATTTGGATCCGGAAACCGGTCGGGAATATGAATTTGATAATGATGAGAAAGTATTAGGAGTTAGCCGAAATCAATGGAACAATGAGCAAAATAATACACCTGAAGACACTCGGGTTTTTTATCTAGATCCACTAAAGTATAAAGGATCCTCCACTCTATATTAAACCACTTAAAAATAAAGGCTGGATGGGCTTTATAGATGCTATTTTCCCTAATTTCTCAGAATGCAAAAATGCCAATACTGACTTTGTAGATTTTGGGTTAATCAAAAAACGTGTCCAGGATACTTTTGACAAGATTCCTGAAGATACGCGTATGAATCAAAGCGCCGAATGTGCGATAGAACTTCCATATCATCGGATCCTGGAACGCGCCGCCAAATCTGGGATCGAGGCACTTATATCGGCCACTCTGCAGATCTTTATTAGCACTCATTTTGTTAAATGCATGCCGATGTTTAGCTATTTAAAGCCCTCTTTTCCTCAAAATTATAGCAATCTTTATATTAGTTATATGATAGAAGATTTAGAAGCGGCACTTAAAGATGCACAAGGTCCGTTTGCTGAGGCTTTTAATACTTTTAAAGATAATGAATTTTGGTATGCCTTTTTAGAACAAAGTGTGCAGCTTTATGGGCGCTTAGCAGACGCTGGTACCATTATTGATGTCCCGGCTAATATTCAAGGAGCCACAACACAATTAAACAGTATGCAAAGTGTATATGAATACCCTACCAAGGAGGACTTAGTAGAAGCGATTAAGCTTGGAGATGAACCTTGGTACCAGATTTTTAATCTTCCGGGCTATCGATCCGAGAAAAACCTTGAAGCGGTCCAAGCCACTGAAGATGTAGCAAAATTAATCTTAGGAGAACTTTTCAAACGAGAGATTGAAGAATTATCCTCTAAATATGCTGATAATTTAGAGATGATTGGTTCTCCTATAACTTACGAAAAACTCCCATACTGGTTTATCTCTGAGAAATGTTATACCGGTGGCAACGGACTTAACTTGAAAGGCAAGATTATAGAAGACATTTCGGACACCGATTTAGAAACACGTACTGCCCCCTTCTATACTAACGGCGGCGAGCTTTATATAGATGCTCTAAAAGATCCTGAATCTACCTTCAAAACGGGAGAAGATTATGCAGGCTATTATCATACGAATACTAATGAAAACGGAGAAAAGGTTTTTATGATGGGCAAAGAGCATCTCCACAGTCCGCATGATATTTTAGCGCCCTATGTTAATAAAGTAAAAATGATAAATGGCGACGGTCAGCGCATCGGCAATATTGCAGATTACGGAACCCTGTCCGGAGTCCCACTGCCTTTTAAGATAGAGAAGTATATTAATATCGATGGCCGAAAGCTGTCACCTTCGGCTGCCGTCACCGAGATCAAGCAAAATGATGATACAACGAACCTGTCCGAACACTACCCTGGCACATTAGAAATAATTTATCGCGATGATGAGCAGCAGATCCCTGCTGGATTAAAGGGTAATCTAGGAGTTCGCCATGGCCTAGAATTATCTTATGCAGTAGGCAGCACTTACTATACTATAACGAATGTGGAAATAGACGCTCTAGATGTAGCGGTTGCAGACTTTACTGCTGCAGAACCCGATAGTAAGCTTTTATTGTGTTTGATCAATAAGCTAATAGAAGATGAAAAATTTAGAATGCTGACTGAATATATATTTCCGGTCAACAAATTCACAGCACTAACTGCCGTTTATAACGATATGGCACTTTTTCTCTCTATCGGACAAAACATTTATGTAGAGTCCGACGAAGAAGGATTTAAAAGCCGCTTCGGCGGCTCCGGCTTCGGTACCGAAGCCGTGGGCTTCCGGAGGCACCCGGGGCTTAGGTTTAATTCTGCAGCATATGCCGCGGCCATAAAAAGCGCGGCTCAGTACGGGGCTCCCCCCCCCGATCCAAATTCTGATGAGTTTGTAGGTGGAAATGATGGATGGGCAGAGTATAAGAAGAGAAAGAGAGGAAATTGGTCTCCCGGTCGAGTTGAATGGGATCAGTGGGATCAAATACTTTTAAGAAAGTCCAAGAAAACCATTAAAAATATGTTTAAAAATTATTACTATGCGAGAGACTTCAAAGCAGGAGATCCGCTTCTAGATGAAAGCCCCTCACAGACGTCTAAAAGGCTTTTGAAGAATTATTTTATTCCGGAGCCTTATGGAAAACAGCTTGTTGGGATTAGAAAGCGCTGGAAACTTAGACCAAATCCATTTGGAAAGTCAGACAAAGACTGTCGGAAAACCGACGAGTAAGTACTTATGTATGGATATAAAGAATGTCATCACTTAGTGTAAAACTGCCATTAACCAAAGATTCAGGTAACGGGTTTACCATGAACAAAAGTATTGTTGGGATGATTAAGCAGAATTTTAAAATGCTTTTGCTCACAATTCCAGGTGAAAGAGTAATGGAGCCTAACTTCGGAGTGGGTCTAAAGACGTTTTTGTTTTCTAATTACTATGAAGGTGTGGAAAGTCAGATATCTCAGAGAATTAGAGAACAAGTAACGACTTATATGCCCACCATAACAGTAAAAAATATTCAGTTTTTAAAAAGCAATATTGATGTCAACACTTTGGGAATCAGAATTACTTATGAAATACCAGCTATCGGACTTCAAGATTTACTTGAATTCACTATTTAATTTGAGGTTTTTTTAATGCCAGACGATCAGAAAAAGATTTTACCTATCGATTATACCCATAGGGAATTCCATACAATTCGCAATGATTTAATGGAAATTGCCGAAAGGTTCTATCCCGACACTTTCCAAGATTTTAGCGAGGCCTCTTTTGGTAGTATAATGTTGGATGCAGTAGCTTATGTGGGCGATCAGCTTTCCCTCTATTTAGATTATAATGTCAACGAATCCTTTTTAGACACAGCCTATCAGCGTTCTAACATTCTGCGCCATGGCCGTGTGCTTGGTTATAAGGACCCCGGCCGCCCATCGACCTATGGGCAGGTGGCGTTATTTATAATGGTGCCGGCATCCTCAACTGGTATTGGACCTGATAATCGTTACATTCCTATTTTAAAACGAGGAAGCAAGTTTACTTCTCAGACCGGTCTAAGCTTTGTTTTGTTAGAAAATATAGACTTTGCAAACCCTAAAAACCCCATGGTTGTAGCACAAAGTGATGCTTCTACAAACGCCCCCACCCAATATGCAATTAAAGCTTATGGAAATGTGGTTTCGGGCCAGTTTGCACAAAAGCAAATTTCAATCGGACCTTATCAAAGGTTTTTGAAGAGAAAGATCGGAGCCAATAATATATCTGAGATTATTTCGGTGACCGATTCGGAAGGAAATGAATATTTTGAGGTAGACTATTTGGCTCAAGATATTGTTTTTAAAGAAGTTGCAAATGATAATTTCAAAAACGATAATGTTCCTTCTGTTCTTAAACCACTTTTGGTATCGAGAAAATTTGTTGTTGAAACGGACAGAAACACCACCGCTATACAGTTTGGAAGCGGCAAGTCGGGGCAAACTGATATTGTAGCCGCCCCGCAAGAAGTGGCACTTGAGGTGTTCGGTAAAGATTATATTTCGACCACCACATTCGATCCTTCGCGTCTTTCAAATAGTGACAGTTTTGGAATAGTGCCCTCTAATACCACATTAACAGTTGTGTATCGGGTTACTAATCCTACCAATTCAAATGTCGCTGTGGGTGGAATTAACACGGTTTCCAACGGCATCCTATCTTTTGATGACCGTCCATCTCTATCGACAACTACAGTAAATACAATTCAGAACTCATTAGAGGTACTTAATGAAACTCCTATTGTTGGAGATGTCTCCAATCCTTCGAGCGCCGAACTTAAAAGAAGGATTTTTGATACCTTTCCCACACAAAATAGAGCCGTAACTCAATCTGATTATGAAAATCTTGTTTATCGGATGCCTTCTAAGTTTGGTTCTGTAAAGAGAGTTTCGATTCAAAAGGATCCCGACTCTCTTAAGCGAAATCTTAATTTGTATGTGATTTCGGAAGATTCATATGGAAAGCTTATTGCCACTAATATGGTTATTAAGAACAACATAAAAACATGGCTTAATCAATATAGAATGATCAACGACACTGTTGATATTTTAGACCCCTATATAGTTAATCTCGGGATTGATTTTGTTGTAAAAACCCAAGCAGGATCCGACAAATTTGATGTATTAAATCGTTGTATAAACACATTAGCCGGCAAATATGGAGAAGACTTTTTTATTGGCGAACCCTTTTATATTAGTGAAATCTATGAAACGCTTAAGCAAGTGAAAGGAGTGTTAGACGTGATAAAAGTTAAACTAACTAATAAAGTGGGCGGAAGCTATGCCGATACGATTTTGGAGATTAATGATAATCTCTCCCCTGACGGCTCTTATTTGCTTGTCCCCAACAATGTAATTTTGGAAATAAAATTTCCCACTCAAGACATTCGAGGAAAGATTAGATAATGGGAATTAAAAGATATACAGCCAATGCAGACACCACTATCGTCAACGCATTTAAACCTAGTTTAGAAATTCGAGGCACTGGCTCTAATATGGGCGAAGCTGATGTTATGGAAATTTTTTCTATTTATGGCCGCCAATCAGTTTCATCTTCGAATTCGACCGGCTCTCAAGAGCTTTCACGTATTTTGGTTAAATTCCCGATGGATGGAATTACAACTGATCGTAGTAATGGTGTTGTGCCAGCTAGCGGAAGTGTAAGTTTCTATTTGAGATTG